CAATGACACACTCTTCAGGGTTTAAATTGAGCGGGATAATCTCCTTGGTCTGCTCATCAAAGTAGAAGTACACCAGCCCCAGCCGCTTGTTCATAGCATTCTGCACGATATGCTCGGCTTTCTGGGCGATGCGTACTTTCTTCTTCAGGCCGTGTGCCAGCAGTATCTTCTCTGCATCAGATGCAAACTGCTTGGCTTGCGGCTTATCGCTGCTGGGCGCGACTTCCGGTTCAGCCTGGGAAGCCGTTAAGTAGGCTTTGATCGCCTGTTCTGCCACATATATCTGGTTCTCGATATACGGTATCTGGAAACGATACAAGCTTTGCAAGTTCAAATGGTCGCCTAAGTACAGCTTGGTGTTCTCTTGACGCGTGTTGTATAAGTTGAAACCTTTCGGCGCGTTCCAGTAATCCTGGCTGTCCTTGATACGGTCTTCGAGGTTTCTAATCAGCTCATCATCTGGTATGTCAATGTCTAAGCCGCTCAGCGTGTCAATAACACCCGGATCACTGGCTGCTAAGTTATCGACTCTCGTATCAGGCAGTACCGGGTAACTTTGACCGAATCCTGATGGTATACCGCTTGACATTTATATCATTTCCTTATTGAAAAAGTATGGTGTATTCGCTGTTACAGTTCTTGCACGTCACCGCGATGAGATGGCTGCCTGGCTCATACTCGCGCCACGGCATACCTATATCATTGCTGACTTTGATGTTAATGGCTGAAGCCTTGAACACAGTATACCCACAACCGCACAAATAACGATGCATTTCTGGCGGCTTGGGAAATTCTTCATGGTAAAAGATCATTTGAAAGTGCTGCGGAGTGCGTGGTACAAAACGCCCCGGCTGCATCAGGAAACGGCGTTGTTGCTCATTAGGATTCACATCGACCGCCAATCTCGCACGTCAGCTGTCTGGTTATTCCTACGCACCATCGAACCAATGTCAACATGTAGTCCTGCTGATTCAATATTGCCATCATCGTTCAGTATAACACCTACTTGTTCAGGCACTTGGTCAGGGGCGTTCGGGCTGACTGCGCCCACATCGACCGTGATGCTTGGGTCGGTGAAGTTGACCGCGTAGTACTCGGTGCTGCTTCTGTGGTGGCTGGTCCAATCGTGAATCGGCTTGACGATCTCACTCGTCGCTTGAGACGTCTCTAATCGCTGCGGGTAACGGGCATTGTCGATACACTCTATCCACAGGCGCGTGCCGGGCGTATCGTTGATGTCGTAACCGGCTTGCATCAATATCTTTGTCTTCTCGCGTCTGCTAGCAAAGTCGTTGCTCATGGTGTTTGTCTGCACGTAGACGCCCACATCAGCCAGTGCTTGCCGCGTGCTTGTCCCTGTTAGGAGCGAGCGTTTGCTGACATCTGGGTCGCCGTAGTGAATAGCATTGCGGTAATACCTGGTGCGCTCAATCGCTGCTAATGCTTCCTCGTCATACTGGAACATGCTATCTATCGGCTTGCCGAGCAGCGGAAAGTACCACTGTATTGGCTTATCGGTGTTCATGTAAGCGTCAAGCAGCGTGTGTCGGCCGCTTCTCATGCTGTATTGCCACCACTGCATCGCCACGCCGTCTAAGCCGAAGTCCCAGGTAATGAACAACGGCGCAGTCGGGCTATAGGGAAACTCGCCCACGACTCTGTTGCGGGCTTCCTTGTAGACGACGCCGGCGGTTGACCCTTCCCAATCAATCATAATTTCTCTTGCAAAGTCTTCGCTGCTTCTGCGTTCCTTTTGGGATTGCAGCCACGTCTCATCTTTACGCGGGTCAAGCGTGTATGGCAGCGTCACCACGTCAATCTTCTCGCCGTCCTTGCCAAACCTCAGTCGCTTGGCTTTGGTATTCGGTCTAATACCTGGTGTGGTCAAAACGATGCGGCAGTTGGTGGTATCAGCGGTTGATCCCCAAGCAGCGTCGTCATTGTCCCAGAACGCGAACTCGTCAAGCATGATCGCTCGCTGTCGCCCACCACGCGAGAAGTTGCTGTTGGCTGACTCGCCGCTAATGACATTACCGTTCTCAGGATTACGCAGGTTCATGTACGTGCGATGTTTGCCGGCTTTGAAGTTCTCAGGCATAGCAATGAACGGCAAACGGTCGCAGAAGTAATCCAGCTTACCGAACAACGATTCTTCTTTGTTGGATACTTCGCCGTCGCTACTACTGCCGGAGTTATCGACGATGTCCTCTTTACGACTGCCGACTAGAAAGTTGGCTGCAGGCTGGTAGTGCCAGTACCAGAACAGAACGGCTAACACCGTGTAGGTAGCACCCATCTCCCTAGTCTTCTCTAGAAAAATGTCTTGCCCGTTCTCAATGTGCTGCACGAGGTTGTCTACCAATCTCTCTTGAAACGGATACAACCGAAACGGCAAGTGATACGGTTCGCGCTTCGGATCAAACGTGTAGAGGAACGTGTTAATAAAGCGCTTGGGGTCGTCAGCACATTGCTTATACAGCAGGAGTACTTTGGCTACCTGTGCTTGGTAAGCTGCCTTGTCCGCCTCTGTCGATAATGCCATTTAACTCCTCTGGATTCATACCGCGTTTGATCTCAAGCGTGCCGCTGTGTTCCACTTCCTGCTTGTCCGTCCAGCCGAACGCCGGCTGCTTCAATTTGAAGATCGCCCATGTGGGATTAAGCTTGCCTTTAAGCACTTGTTCCTCTGTAAATTGCTCTTGTTTTATGAGCGCTTTTTTTATGAGTGTGCGAAATGGATCCCAACGATTAAGGTCGTCGCGGAGGATATCGTACTTCCATGCCGTCTTGTTATTAGAACAAAAACCGACGACAGTAGGATACTCCTCATCGTCAACATACTTCTCGAACGCTTTCCAAACTTCTAACTTTTGTTCAGGCGTAACTTTCGACGGTCTTCCAATTACACTGTCGCTTGTGGTGACTGGCTTCTCCAACATAATACCTGCAATATATCACAAACTTAGTCCTTATACGGCAAGCGACTTTCCACAACTTGCTTCCTATACGGTGTAAAATCACTAATCAAATGTCTATTCTCTTCCAAGTAACGCTCCGGCGCGTTCAACCTGCTTAAGTACACGCGCTTGATTCTACTGACCAACTTCTGCTCACGAACATCACGCGCACTTAACTCGCCGTTCAGGATTGACCAGTAACGCTTGGCCCTATCTGCCGGTACGAAGACATGCTTGCCGGTGGTTGTGAGTATCACTGCCATGTGTTGTAGTATAACACACTTACGCTGTTATGCACAGAATAGTTGCAAATATACGCGCTATGATATATCATACAAATTACTATTTGTTTACTGACGTAGATAAATAGAAACCCCCAAGATTTCTCAAGGGGGCTGCTACTGACGTAGAATATCTACACTCTAGCACTTCTATTTATCCGCTGTCAAGCATTTAGTAATAAAAAGTTACTAAACCCTGTTCGCAGCCAGATATGATACTAACTACTCACACCATACAAGCATCACCATTGACCCTGTATGGTGTTTTCTTAGTACCTACAAAACTGCAAGAAAAGTCTTTTAACTCCAGACCACAAAACCAGGCAACGGCACCGCACCCCCACAACGACCTGGTCTCTTGCCTGTAGTTAAAAGCAACAGCTAGTAACTCACTTCGTACCGTGTCTTTCTAACCCAGAGATAGGGGGGGTGTATGGCTATTGTTCCTTTAACGCCTGATCAATCAGCACTTCCAACTTTATGTATTACTTATCCACATGCTACTATTACGGTAAAAAGGACTCACCCTATGAAAATGAAATACTGTAACGACACCCACAAACAAGCAGTCGTCGCTTACTCAGGCCAAGAATGCCCGTTATGCCTCATGCAGCACCGACTCATAGAAATGGCTGATGCTAGAGAAGATGTTGACCAGCAGGCCATACAGGAACTGACTAACGAAGTAGATGCTTTAACAAAGCGCGTGAAGCAACTTGAGGCATATATTGTGCGACATAAGGAAAATGAGAACGTACCTCTTGAAGTCAGACAAAGAGTCTTCTCCTGGATATAAGCCTGTGAAATCCCCCGTGAAATGCGTCTCAGCTAAACCATTCGTCCTGTACGACC